CTAGAACTACAAAGTATGTTCCAGGCAAGGGAACTGTTTCAATGCCAGTTAAGTTTGTAGATGAGGAAAGAAAGGCCCGCAAGATGAATGTGAGGACTAAGAAGACTATTGGAGCTACTATTGAAAAACAAGCAGCAGCAGAAGCAAAGAGGAGAGAGAATAAAACTGGTGAGTATAAAGAGGCTCCTAAGAAGAAACGTTCTTTGAAGAAACCATCTCAACTTACTAGAGTTGTTGATAGTCCTAAACCTGCACCGAAGCCTAAGGCTAAGAAGGTGACACCTAAGAAGACTCCAATCACTAAGGCAACTGTAACTAAACCAGAACCTAAGAAGAAGAGTACCAAGAAACCAGCTGCAATGAAGAAGGCAGTTGAGAGGAAGAAGGAAGTTATTAAACAACCAGAGAAGAAGGCACCTGAGAAGAAGACAGGAACTAAATCATTCAAGGATTTCTATAAGCAGGGTGTTAAACGTCATCGTAAAGCAACTCAAGCTGGTAGAGTATTTGCTAAGGGTGCAGTCCAAGGTGCTAAGAAAGCAGTTAAGTTCGCTAAAGATGTGAAGAAGGCTGTGGTTGGTGAAGAGGTAATTGCGGAGAGTAAGGCTAAGAAGGTTGCAGCTATGATTAAGAATCTTAGAAAATCTAAATCACCAGCGAAATCCTCATCAAGTTATGTGGGTCAAAGAGATGCTGGTGCAATCGCAGCAAAGAGGATGAGAGATAAAGAACACAATAAGTACGTTAACTTTTTAGATGCTCCAAATGATTAGTGGTTGACAAAAAGTCATAGTATGATATACTTTCGTTATGTTAAAATTTATCTTTGATATCGACGGGACGCTTACTCCTAGTCGTAAACAAATTGATCTGGAATTTCTACCATTCTTTTTTGACTTCGTTCGAGAGAACGAGGTCTATCTTGTTACTGGGAGTAACAGAGAGAAAACTATAGAACAGATCGGACTCTCTTTATACTGTGCCTGCAAGAGAGTATATAATTGTGCAGGCAATGATGTATACGAAGGCGATATACATTATTATCAAACTGAATTTGAATTACCAAAAGAGTGTAGAAATTTCTTACAGGATGAACTGGATTACAGTGTATTTCCTGTAAGGACTGGTACACATATAGAAGAGAGACCTGGCTGTGTTAATTTTAGTATCCTTGGAAGGGGTGCTACCTTTGAAGAGAGGGATGAATATAAGAAGTGGGATCAGGATAGGGATGAGAGAGTAGATATTGCCATGAGATTTAATGATAGGTTTCCAGATTTATATGCCTTTGTTGGAGGTGAGACGGGCATAGATATATCAGTCAAGGGAGCTGATAAGAGTCAGATTCTTAGAGACTTTAAAGAAGGCGAGATGGATATAAGATTTTTTGGTGACAGGATGGATGAACATGGTAATGATTATCCTTTAATGAAAGCCATTAATGATAACAATTATGGATACTCAATCCAAGTCAAAGATTATAATGATGTTTGGCAAATGTTAAAAATGGGTATTAGATAACTCGCATATATAGGAGTATATGAAATGAAAATTATGGGATGGAAACCACCACAAAGACCAAAGTGGGTGAAGGAGATTATGCAAACCCCTGGCTATACAAAGGTACAGCTTTCACTTCTTCTGATATTGGCGACTTCTTCGGTTACGTCTACCGCATTACAAATCTCCAGTCGGGTAAACAATACATCGGCAGGAAGTATTTCGTACAGAAACGAAAGCCTAGAGGTGGCGGACGCAGGCGGACGAGTGAGAGTAACTGGAAGCAATACTGGGGTAGTTCTAAGGAACTTAATGCTGACAGGAAACGCTTGGGGTCGGATTCCTTTACCAGAGAAATCATCTCCCTCCACAGAACAGGTGGAAGAGTAAACTACGAAGAGACACGACAACTCTTTCTTAATGATGTACTGACAGAGGCCCTTGAGAATGGGGAACCTGCTTTTTATAATAGTAATGTCTTAGGACGTTACTATAAGAAGGATTACTTTCCTACAGAATGAGAGAACAATATATAGAGTATCTGACACATGTTGGAGCTAATCAGATACCCCATCAGGATTCTGATTTGTTAACTCATTCATTAAATGTTTCAGACATGCTACTTGACTATGGTAGACCCGTAGAAGAACAGGTGGTAGGTCTTTTTCATTCTGTATATGGCACAGAGTTCCAACAATATAAAATAACAATACCTAGAGATGCGATAAGGGATCTTATTGGAGAGTACTCTGAGTCAATAGTTAATTTATTTTGTACTCTGGATGATAGAGTTCATACCATTTTGTATGGTAAAGGTTTAAAAGATCCAATTAAAGAAACTCTTCGGTGGTTAGAGTACTGCAACATCAAGGAGCAAGATCCTAACGCCCAGATTTTAAAAGAGTTTGAGATAGTATTAAAGGTAAAGACCAATGGTAAAGGCACAATGTAAAGTTTGTGGTCGGGAGATAGTGGGAACTCATAAACCACAGGGATGTGGGTGTTCTAATAGGATGATTGTTCAGAATGATACAGTAACCGCTATAGACTTAGATAACGTAGTATTAAATGAATCTAAAGATTCTGTTAAAAGTGTTGACTTACTGACAGTTGATGATATAAATTATCAAGAGAAGCGCCGCAGGCGCAAAATCAGAAAACTTACCTACGAAGAACGATGATCAATCTAGACGAAAAGTATCATGACTATCTCACCAGTTCAAAGACGTTAAGAATTGATGGAGTAAATGAAAGGGTACGAGGCTATGGTTATCATTGTGATGGTTCTGCTATACTTGGGTACTACTTGACAACAGATAACTTTAAGTTGTATTATAATAACAACGAACAGTTTATAAAGATGGAAGCTCTTGCCACTCAACAGGAAACCGTCCCAACTAAAGTTACTATATAATAAACAATTGATTTTAATGGTCTGAAGAAATGAATCAACTACCTAATGCTGACCTGTTCTTTTTAAGCAGAAAAAAATTAGTAAAGAAATCTACCCATGAGTTGTTTGCAGGTAAGGATATACTACTCATTGGCATTACAGGAGCTTATGTTCCAGATGATGTTCAAGCGGTCAAAGATTTTGAGGCTGCTCATGACAAGATACTTGCGGAGACACCTATTGATGAGATTTATTTCGTAAGTATGAATGATCCATATGTAATGGATGCATGGTGGAAGTCTATGAAGATTAAGAAGTGTAAGTACCTTCCAGATGGTAATGGTGCCTACTCATATAGACTTGATAATCAGGGTGGTATGTCTGGTGGATTAGGTGTGGTAGAAATGTATAATAAGGGATTGGGTAAGAGGTCTTGGCGTTATTGTTGTCTTGTAGAAGATAATATTCAGATGTCTTATCTTGAAGAGGAGACTGCGGATGGTAAAGTTGATAGAAATAATTATGAACAAATACCATATGAATTAACGACAGTAGATAAGGTATTCACATGGTTGAAAGGAAGAGACCAAGTACAAAATATTGCAGAGGCTAATGTACAATCTGTCGATCCATCTAAACCACAATGAAAAAAATAAATCTTCAATATCTTGAAGAGAATTTTGAGGCCGTATTAGACAAGGCAAGAAACGGTGAAACATATTTCATACAGACTCCCGAAGGGGAGATTGCCTTGATCCCAGATAAAGACAGATTAAAGTCTTGTATTGAGTCTGGGACTGCTGTTCCGATAGAGGACAGTCACTTATGGAACCACGATGATGGTGCTTGACACAACCGAATAACTAGAATAAAATACCTGACGTTAACCACATTCAGAGTCATGAACTCTTTCACGGATAAGTTCAAGAAAAATCTAGAAGTTCTAGAGAAGGCAGTTGATCAAGGGTTCGCTCTTGATTATAAGTATCCAAAGATCTATAAGAAGGTTCTAAGATACTATAAGAGTGAAGGACACCAGTTCAGTGAAGAAGATCCAGAACAGGAGTATTCATCTGTTATTAATCTTATTGCGGAGGATTTGAAACATGACTGATTGGACACCAAATTATCCTGGCGGTCTAGATTCAGTAAGAGCAGCAGTAGATAATGCTGTAAATCTATGTGGATTAGATAAGAAGTTAATGGAAGACTTGCTTAAAGGTGAGTGGACAGAGTTGACTACTTCTAATTCAACTGGTAGAATGTCTAAGAAGATTGTTATAGAGTACGATATTCAACAGAAAAAGGATGAATGAACCCTCTTTACCTAAGAAGGCAGAAAATTTAACAAAGACTGCCTTTGATATTGTAAAGGAGTATGTCAGTAAGGGGACTATATTAGTCCCCGAAGAAGTAAGAAAAGCCCGTATAGATATATGTAATGATTGCAATAGACTTGATAAGGATCGTTTGGTTTGTAGAGAATGTGGATGTTTCCTTGTTAATAAAATTAAGTTTAGTGCTGCTCGATGCCCTTTAAATTATTGGTGAGATGATGCAACCTACAAGCAATGAACCACCTGAGTTTGATATAACAGACTTCATTGGTGTGTTTCCCAACGCAGTAGATCCAAATTTTTGTTCTTATCTTTGTGAGTACGTTGATAAGGCAGAACAAGTAATGCCTAGAAACTATACACATGTAAAAGATAAACAAATTTGTTTGGATTCTTTTTCGCCTGGTGAGGCAAAAAGTTTGATGGAATATGTTAATGGATGTTTATATTATTATGTGAATCAGTTTACATATCTCACAAACTTTAATTATATAAGTGCTCTATGTTTACTTCAGAAGACTGAACCCACACAGGGGTATCATATGTTCCACGGAGAGAATATTAATTGGAACATGCAACCCAGAACTATGGCATGGATGGTATATCTGAATGATGTGGAAGAGGGTGGAGAGACAGAGTTTCTATATCAACAACGTAAATTTAAACCAGAGACAGGAACAGTCATGATATGGCCTGGTTCTTATACTCATTTACATAGAGGTAATCCTCCTATGAGTGATAAGTATATTGCTACTGGATGGTATCAAGGATCTATTGGTCTAGGTCAAGTTAATATGGCAGGTATTAATGATAGACAATATATGGAAAGTATGGATGCATCATGACAAAGATATTAGTTACTGGTCATAAAGGATTCATTGGAAGTCGTGTGTTCAATGACCTCAGACATGAACAAGGTTATGGTTATTTGGTAGAAGGATTGGATAGACCTGATGACATAGGTGATTGGGTTGGCCCTTCTGGTATGTTTGCAAAACATTATGATTGTATAATTCACCTTGCTGCCTATGCTGCATTAAGAGATAGTGTGGATAACCCACAGAAGTTTTGGGATAATAATGTAGAGAAATCGAAACCTATCTTTGATTATTGTAGAGAGAATAATGTTAGGTTATTGTATGCAAGTTCTGCTGGAGCACATGAATGGTGGCGGAATCCTTATGCAATGACTAAGAAAGCAAATGAACTCATGGCACCACCTAACAGTGTTGGTATGAGATTTTTTAATGTCTGGGCAGAGGAAGGTAGTAGAGATGATATGTTATACAGAATGTTACAAGATAAGACTGCGACTTATCTTACCAGACACAAGAGAGATTGGATTCATGTAGATGATGTAGTCAGAGCGATTGCATATCTAATGACTAGTACATACACAGGGCCTATTGACATTGGTACAGGAGAATCTACATCAGTATTGGATCTTGCTAAGTCAATGGGTATGGGTCACCTTCCTATTAAGGAGGATACACCTAATGAACCTGATGAATTGTGTGCGTATACTTCAAAATTATATGAATTAGGATGGTTTCCAACTCGTAATATACTTGCAAAAACGGAAACACCCTGTTATAATAAATAAGTTGCGGTTTATTAAAAATTATATGGCGCCAACCAAAAAGGCATTAGTATTAGGAGCAGGTGGTTTCATTGGAAGTCACATGTGTAAGAGACTCAAATCTGAGGGATTCTGGGTTAGAGGTGTAGACATTAAGTACCCAGAGTTTTCTGAGAGTGCCGCTGATGAGTTCATTCAAGGCGATCTGAGAGAGGTAGGTTTAGTTTCAAGAGTCATGGATGTAGAAGGAGACTCTTTCGATCAGATCTATCAATTCGCTGCTGATATGGGTGGTGCAGGTTATATCTTTACCGATGAACACTCAGCAGATATCATGCACAACTCTGCTACAATTAATCTGAATGTTCTGAACGAACAGGTACAGTTGAATAGACTTCTTGGTACTAATAAGACTAAGATCTTCTATAGTTCTTCTGCTTGTATGTACCCAGAACATAATCAATTAGATCCAAATAATCCTGACTGCCGTGAAGACTCAGCATACCCAGCAAACCCAGACTCCGAGTACGGATGGGAAAAACTATTCTCCGAGAGATTATACTTGGCTTATAATCGTAATTACGATATCCCTGTGTGTGTTGCCAGGTATCATAATATCTTCGGGCCAGAAGGAACCTGGCAGGGAGGAAGAGAAAAAGCTCCAGCAGCTATCTGCCGCAAGGTTGCGAATGTCCCAGATGTGGGAGGCCCGATTGAAGTGTGGGGCGACGGGATGCAGACAAGATCCTTCCTCTTCATCGACGAATGTATTGAGGCAACCAGACGACTCATGGAATCAACAACATTCCAAGGCCCCGTCAACATTGGATCGGAAGAAATGGTAACTATCAATCAGTTGGTAGATACTGCTGCTAAGGTTGCAGGTAAGGTTGTATCTAAACGTCATGTATTGGATGCACCTCTAGGAGTTAGAGGACGTAACTCTAACAACGATCTAATCCGTAGTACTCTTGGATGGGATTATTCTCAGTCACTTGAAGAAGGAATCCGTAAGACATACGCTTGGATCTCTGAACAAATTAAGTCACACCAGCATGGTGTTGTTGAACTTTCGTCATCAAAGGAACTAGAACATGCGAAAAGTAACTAAGAAAACTATTAGACTTGATAAGGATGCAATTAGAAGTCTAGATGTATCTCATCTAGCAGAACAATCACTCAATAAAAATGACTGGCTTAGTGCTGGTCAGAGTGAGTATCGTTTATATGCATGGTTATCTACACAGTTTGACAAATCAATTATCCTCGATGTAGGCACACGTACTGGTGGGTCTGCACTAGCACTTTCTTATAATGAAAATAACCAAGTTATCAGCTACGACCTTCAAGAACAAGGTGCGTCGCAAATTAAAAGAGATAACATCGAGTTCAAGATTCAAGACTTCCGTGAGGACGACAGCCTCAATTGGGATCATGTCTCTATCATTATGCTTGATGTTGATCCCCATGATGGAGTCCAAGAAGAAGAAATGATGGAATTCCTCGAAGACAAAGGTTGGAAAGGATTGATGTTATTTGATGACATCGGCCCTCAATGGCCTGAAGTCGAGGATCTATGGAATAGGATTACATATCCTAAGATAGATGTAACTGAGGTAGGTCACATGAGTGGTACTGGCCTAATAAACTTTGATGAAAAACACGACATAGATTGGGCATGAGAGTTTTAGTACTGGGATCAGAAGGTCAGGTTGGAGCATATCTAACTGAGTACCTTAACAATAAAGGATATGAGGTTTTAGAATTTGATGTTGTCAATGGCAGACATCAAGACATGACCGTCATTCCTAATGCAGAACTTCATCGTAAGATGATGTTAGCGGACTTTGTTTTCTTCCTTGCATTTGATGTGGGTGGTTCTCATTATCTGAAGAAGTATCAACATACTTTCCAATTCATTGATAATAATACCAGACTAATGGCACAAACCTTTGGTCTGATTGAGAAGTATAAGAAACCATTTATCTTTGCTTCATCTCAGATGAGTAACATGTCTTACTCACCTTATGGTGTATTGAAAAGAGTCGGTGAACTCTATACTAAATCATTACAAGGATTGATTGTCAAGTTCTGGAATGTATATGGAATCGAAAAGGACATGGAGAAAGCCCATGTCATTACCGACTTCATTAAGAAAGGATTTGAGACTGGTACTATTAACATGATGACAGATGGCACGGAACAGAGGGAATTTTTATATGCTGAAGATTGCTGTGAAGCGTTGGAAACGCTCATGTTGCAATATTCTGAGTTCACTTCTGATAATGAGCTTCATATTACTACTGGTGTGTATACAAGTATTCTGGAGATTAGTAGACAGATACAGACATTATTCAAAGGTATCGGCAAGGAGGTCACGGTTACGCCAGCTGCCTCGAAGGATGAAGTACAAAAAGATGCTCGAAATATACCAGACCCATACATTAGAAAGTGGTGGGATCCAAAAACAACCGTACTCGATGGAGTCACAAAAGTATTTGAGGAAATGAGGAAGGGTTATGAGTGAAGTTCCACAGAATGAGGCAGAGTTAAAAATTCTGCAAGAAACTATTGCAGCTGCAAAGAGGAGTCCAACAGGTATTGATATTCCTGTTCTTAATCCAGAAAGGAAGTATCCAATTAATCTATTCTGCAATGATTCATTAGAACCATCTACATCAGCAAACAATAGATCAGTCTATACTAGATTTGTTCGTGATGGATCTGGTTTAGTTAATCTCTATGTCAATGGAGAGGCATTAAAGGTACTTGAAGATAACAGTTCTCTTCCTAAGTTTATTTGGTTGTTAGAATCAAGAGAGATTATTGGTGAGATTTATAAATGGATCGAAGATAACTATGACTTCGTTGCTAGTAGAGTTGATGGTATCTTCACTGCTGATCAACGATTGACTCATGAAGTAGGCCCAGATGGTAAGTTCCTTTACTGTCTATCTAATGCTGCTCCTTGGGTAATGGATAGGAATATCTATAAGAAGTCTAAACTTGTTTCGATGATTGCATCCAACAAAGGATATACTGAGGGACATCGCCGTAGACTTAGAGTTGTAGAGGCATTTGTTGATAAGTTTGGTCAGGATGATCTATATGGTTGGGGATTGACACATGAACTACCATTAAAAGAGAAATCTACAGGCCTCAAGGACTATATGTTCAGTTTTGCATGTGAAAATGCGAATTATCCTACTTATTTCACTGAGAAATTGACTGATTGCTTTGCATGTGGTACTATTCCAGTGTATTATGGTACTGCTGGGGTAGCTCAGTACTTTAATCCAGAAGGTATTATCTTCTTGGAGGGTGCTGCACCTTGGAATAATATTCCTTGGGAGAAATTAACTAAAGAGTACTATGAATCTAAGCACGTAGTTATTCGAGAGAACTTTGAGATCGCTGCTTCTATGAGAGTTGCAGAGGATTATCTTTACGGTAATTATTTTTATCAAATCGACCCATACAGAGAGGAAAGAGTTAAAGTATCATGAGTGAAACTATTGACGTAACAGCTACTACCGTTAATGATGACCGTAGTGGATGGCAAGCAGAAGATCAGATCGCTGTAGAATATCTTGCTGCATGTGTAGAAGCAGTTGAGAATGATGAGGCATTTGCAAACTTCAAATCCAATCCTAAGTACAAAACTATTTTAGAACATGTCCTTAAAGATCAAGGACAGGCATATCTAAACATTGCTAAGGATATGAATGAGGATGCAGTATGGGCGAACATTGAGGCATTCAAAGAGAATGATAAGTATGGTAACCCAGAGACACATGTGTATCCAGGCCTGGAAGGAGTTATTTCTCCTACTACTCTAAGGTATATTAAGAATACTTTTGAGATGGCTTTAATGCTCGATGGTGCAGAGGTTAGTAAGGTTGTTGAAGTTGGTGGGGGATATGGTGGACTCTGTAGAGTTCTTAGTAAGGTATGTGAATTTGATGAGTACATAATGATTGACCTACCAGAGGTCAGTGCCTTGCAGAGAAAATATATTGATCAGTTCCCAGATATTAAAGACAAAGTTAAGTGTATATCTACAGAAGACTTTGGACAGATCACAGATGTAGATCTATTCATTAGTAACTATGCATTGTCTGAGTGTGATTTAAAATCTCAGATGGCATATTATGATATGATAGTTGCGAATGCCAAGTATGTGTATATGATATACAACCTTGTCAATTTCAATGATTTCCATTATAATGATTTCATCGACAAGATCAAGGAGAATTTTACCTATGATACTGGTCGTGACTATGAGAACACTGTTATTCTAGCAACAAGAAAGGATGAATCGAATTGATGATTACAGAAAATTAACTATTGATATAGTTGGTTGGCTCTGTAAGTATATTAATGATAATAAAATAAAGTCACTAGTAGTAGGGGTGTCTGGCGGAATTGATTCTGCTGTCACCTCTACTCTTGCAGCTAAGACTGGAGTACCAGTCTATGCTGTTGGTATGCCACTAAGTACAAAGATAGAACAGGAAACTCTATCTGATGCACATCTCTTTTGGTTGTCTCATACCTATGATAATGTCAAGGTACTGAAGACAGACTTAAGTGAAACCTTTGCGAAATTTATCAATGATCTTTCTAGAGATATTGATATGGAGTATATTAGTAACCCACTTGCTAAAGCGAATAGTAAGTCTCGTCTTAGGATGATGACTCTCTACCACATCGCAGGTAATGTAGGTGGGATTGTTGTTGGAACAGGTAACAAAGTGGAGGACTATGGAGTCGGTTTTTATACTAAGTATGGTGACGGTGGTGTTGATATCGCCCCTATTGCTGACCTTTATAAAACCGAAGTCAGAGAACTCGGAGGATTCATGGGAGTAATCCCAGAGATCCTTGACGCTAAACCGACTGATGGTTTATGGGAGGATGATCGGACTGATGAAGATCAGATCGGTGCCACCTATGAACAGTTAGAGGAGGCAATGGAGACTGGTACTGGCCCAGCAGTTGATATACTTTATAATTTCAACAAACAAAACAGACACAAAATGGATCCAATACCCACATATAAACTTGGAGAATCATGAAAATCCTAGAGTCCACATCCTATCTAAAGGTAGAGGTGTTGAGCGACACAGTAGAAGGAGATGAAAGAGTTATTCACATCAGGAAGATCTGTACAGGCAATCCTGCTGAACAGTTCATTACAGACTCGGTAGTACGAGTACCTGTTGTAAAAGAAGTAGAAGAGGTCAAGGTTACTAAACCTGTGAGAGCAAGGAACAAGAGAGGTCATTATATAAAGGATGATCCAACCACTCCAGAAAATGAAGCCTGGATAGGTGGTGTTGCTCCTAAAAGAAAGACACGTAAAACAAGGACTCGTAAATCTACGGAGGTAAAAAAGTAATCTAATGAAAATCGGTGTAATTGGTGCAGGAAGACTGGGATTATGTTTTGCATTGCTATGTGAGGATGCAGGTCATAATGTTATTGTCTCTGATGTGATGCAAAATTATGTTAGTGGTCTTCAGAGTAAACAGATTGATTCTACTGAACCTGAAGTAGAAGATCTACTTATGAGAACTGAAAAGTTCCAGGCTACTACTAATAATCAAGAGGTAATTCGTAGTTCAGATATCATCTTCACATTTGTACCTACACCATCACTTGATGATGGAAGTTATGATTGTACTTGTGTTGATGATGTTGTTGAGGATCTTCTAAAGTTCCCTTCCCTTGATGGAAAAGTATTTGTCATTGGATGTACTACCAATCCTGGCTATTGTGATACTGTTGTTGATCGATTAGAAGGAAGAGGAGTTACCGTCTATTATAATCCAGAGTTCATTGCTCAAGGAACGATCATTCGTGACATGAGAAA